AACGGATTTCTCCGATCCTTGTTTGAGCGCGGAAGTCGGCAACTCCATTGCCCATGAAGAGTCGGCTTCCCATTGAGGAAGGGTCTGCTTCGGTAGGCCCTTCTTTTTTGTTTGCGGCGCTGCTGGCAGCGTCACTGGGGAACCATTCAACTTCTGGCAGGTTCGCTTTTCGACACCCACGGAGGCCTTGATGATGGCTGAGAAGCAAGACCCGACGAGCGACGAGGCTCGCACGAACCCAGATTCCGCAGACACCGCACGTGAGGACCTGAAAAAGCAGGCTGAAGAAGGTCTACGGAATGCTGCGAGAAAGATCCCTTCGGATAAGAAGTGAAGCTTGCAGCAATGGGCGTGCGCAGATCTGGTTGCCACCTCCGAATGTGATGAGGGTGGTGGGGTGTCTGCCGCTGACTGGAGGGCGGCGGTGAGGGCGTATTCCGCGCCACCGGCAAACGGAAACTGCGACCACTTCCGAATCGTCGCGTTGGCAGGTTCTACCTGGGCAAATTGGATGTAGAGCTTTTGAAACGCGGTCACCGCCGTCCCTCCCTAATGATCTCGCCGGTCCGCTTGTCGTAGACCGTGCCGTCCATGCGCTGGCCCAGGCGCTGCGAAAAGCCGCGGCCATCTGATTTCCCAAGCCCCATGTGCTTCTTCTTCACGCGAGCGATCTTCGATTTGACGCCCATCTCGACGGCGGTCTTCTTCCGGTGAGGTTCGCGAAGGGCTGGGAAAAGGTTGGATTCGCGATGCTGGCCGCCGAGTATGAGCGCCATCTTATGGTCAAGGTCCCACTCATCGCGAACCGAGTCGATCTTGGCGCCGGTCAGGTGGCAGATGCCGCCCTCGCGCTCGAAGACGCGGACCTTGACGCGGTCCGGCACCTTCTGGTCGTCGTGTTTGGCGATCCATTCGGAGACGGTGCGGCTCATATCCCGGACCTCCAATCCCGCCCTTCATGAAGCCGGCCGAGGGCGGTGCTATATCCGATGCCCGTTTTTTCACATGCCTCGGCAAGTGGTGTCTTGATGCCTGACAGCATCACAGTCACGGTGCCGCGCTTGTTCCGATTTTGCTGTTTTGGAGTTGCCCACCGGCAGTTACCAGGTTGATAATTCCCTTTCGGGTTGGGATACCTGTCGAGAGACGTCCCCTTTGGCCTCGGCCCCATATCGGCGATAAAATTCTCAAACCCTTTATCGCCTAACCACCTGTCGCAAACGACTACTCCACAGCCCCCGTAATTGTGAAAATCGATGTTCGAAGATACGTAGCATCGCTCACGCATGGACTTCCATGAATTCCATTCGCGAGAGACTTTGCCGCCTGCGGTGTGCCCGTGTTTGGTCTTGTTCGCCTTATTGGAAGCAACCGTAGCTTCCTTGATCAGGCAGCCGCATGAAACCGTTCGGGTCCCAAGGCTGCAACTAAGGATAACCCTTTCGGTGCCGCAGTCGCACAAGCAAGCCCATCGTGCCCGACCTTTGTGGTTTGGAAGGACGCGCCGTAAAACCAACAGCCGTCCATATCTATTCCCGCTCTTGTCGACGAATTTGGGATGGCTCATCTTGCCCTCCGTTTCTCGACGGCAATCCATGCCTCCTGTTTCGCGGCGTATTCCTCCGCCTTCTTCGTCAGAACCATGAGGGGCTTCCGGCTGTAGGCGGCGTATCCGTGGTGGATGAGGTAGAACTCGGCGTCCGCGTCCGTCGTGGCGATTGGCCGGCCGGTCTGGTGGGCACGCATGATCAGGGTGTGGGCGAGGGCCATCATGCGCGCACCTCCGGCCGAGCGTCGTGCTGCACGCCGTCGAGCAGACGGCCAGTGAGCTTCTTGCCGATCCGGTAGACATCGGGCTCATCGTCCCATCCGTCCTCCGGGTCGCTCATGTTGGTCACACTCTCAAACCATCCATCCCCGGCGGTGAAATGTGCCGAGGGGCGCTTGCCCCGGACGCTGGCCGGGACGTTCTCGCCGGGCGTCCACTCGCCCCACTGTTTCAGGTGGAAGGCGACGCCAGCAGCGGCGCACTGATCTCGCAGTTCTCGGAACCATTCCGGATGCGACGGGCGCGCCTTGTGCTCGCCCTGGTCGGTTTCTCCACCGACGATAACCCAATCGATTTCATGCAGCATCCCGTCAATAGGACCGAGGAGCGGCTCGCAGGAAAGGAAGGCGAACGCCGGGTTCAACAGTCGCTTTGCTTTCCTCAACGCCGGGGCATTTAGGTCGAAGCGCTTCTGGTCCTCGATCGTCGTCCCGATGGCCGCGTTCCTCGGCCACTCGTCACGGACATGGCTGATCTGGTCGAACATCTTGACGATGTTCTGTGGCCGTTTGGTCAACAGCAGCCAGATGAGGTTCGGCGTCTCGATAATGAGCTCGAACAAGTCCCGGCGCCATTCGGTCGGCACCTCGTTATCGAACACGTCCGCCAAGCTCGAGCAGAACACGAAAGGCCAGGCCCCGTCCGCTTTAGCCTTCTTGTTCCAGGCTATCGGCTTGCGCCAGTTCGCCTCACTGGTCCGATCGCGCGTGCCGGCGCCGAGACCCGGGCCACCCCATTGGACGCGCCCCATGCGAGTTTCCATCAGGTGAGCGGCATAGCATCCGTCGCACGCGGGCGAGACGCGGGTACACCCAACCCACGGGTTGAAAGTCATGTCTGCCCACGAGATGAGGGTTTCGTCAGCCATCGCTCAATTCCTTCTCGCTTATGCCGGCGATGCCCGAGATGAGCTTGCGCAGCGTTTCGTGGTCGATCTTCTGCAAGACGCACTCTTTGCACTGGCGATAGATTGACCCGGCCTTGTCCTTGGTCGGCTGGGGCGTCTCGGCTGGGCATAGGTCGCTCACCGCGAGCCGCTGGTTGTTGAGGAGCTGCAGATCAGCGTCAGTGTCGCCCGTCACGTGAGTTGCCGCCGAGAGCATGCGAGCGGCCGTTTGCAGCCACTCCACATCTGAAAGGGTGGCAGCAGACGAGCCAGCGGGAGGGGAAGCGCTGTTCTCGTCTGCTGCGGCCGACGACGCGGTGGCGGGGTCGTCGGCGGTATCCGGCGAGGAGGGGACGTCGCCGGAATCGGGTTGATTGGGTTGCCGGTGATCACGGAAGATCACGCCGCGGTCGCTCCCTTCCTTCATGATGAACTCGATGAAATCGGTCATCTCGTCCTTGGAGAGGTCGGCGGACGAAAGCTCGATCGGAAGGAAAGTCTTGAGGTCCAGGCTGGGAAGAAAGCTGATCTCGCGGCCGAAGGCATGTAGGAAGATCGCCTTCCACTGTTCCGGATCGTATTTCTTGCCGCCATGTTCGATCTGCTGGGCGACTTCCGTCAGCAGCGCCCACATCATATCGTTCTGCGGTAGGGTCCGCTTCGATGCCTTGAACTCGACGCGGGTGCCGACCGGAGCTTTGCCGATCCAAGTGACCGCCTTCAGGCGATCGTCAGGGGATTCGAGGACGAGGAGAGCGCGGCCCATGATCAGCCCTCACTCTCGGCGGCGATCTGTGCCAACCGGCGACCCTTGATCTTCTGGGCGATTTCGAGATTGACGTCGTCACCGTCGAACGTGGCGCCAGGATCAAAGCCGGTCCAGACTTCCTCTACCGTTGCATCATCCATCGCGCCGGCCAGCGCCGTTTCCAGCTCTTCGAAATATCCGGCAGCGTCGAATTCGACTTCTTCCGGCACCTGCTCCGTCGGCTCGTTCTCGATCACCTCTGCTGGCGGTTCAGGCGGGGCGGGTGGCTTCGGCGGCACGGGAGGCTGTCGAGGGGTTATGTCCCGCATCTCCTCCGCGTCGGCGATCTCGCGCGCCTCGTATTCGTCCCGGATGCCGCCGAGCACGTCGCCGAACAATTCGCGAAGGCAATAGCCGGCCGCACGCCATGCAAGCATGCGCTGCGGGAACCGGAACCAAGGGCTGTCGTTAGGCTGATCGTTCTTCCAGATCTTCTGGCCGTTCTCCCAGACCTGCTTTCGGATCAGGGCGTCCGACTGCCACAGCCCGGCACGCTCAGCGTCAGCCTGGCTGAATTCGACGCGCTTGTCCTCGTTGGTGTCGTTGCGTTTAGCTTCGCACCAGCCGATCATCTGGCCGTCGCGCATCTCGCAACCGGTCCGCAGGTAAGCGACCTTGCCCGACTGGCGCACCACATTGATTAAGCCGTCGCCGTAGAGAGCGGGCCGCCCGTTGATGACGGTGAAGCTGCGCAGCGCGACCATGGGCTTGAGACCAAGTTCAGCGCCGGACATGATTGCAACCGCAACGGCGCTGGCCGCTTCATCGCCCGTCTTCTTGCCGACCAACGCTGCAGGCGCCAACCCGGCCGATACAACGGCCCGCGAGATGCGGAACGTCTCTTCGAACGTCTGCGGCACGATGGCCATGACGTTGCCGCCGCCGGCAAGCGCGGGTGGGCGGAATTCTTGGGTGACGGGAGCGTTCATTAGAAATCCCATTCCGATTTGCTGGCGGCTGGCGCGGGTTCGGTCGGAGCCGGATCGGCGCGGCGCAGGATCAGCTTCGAAGCCATTTCGGATTCTGCCTTGATCTCGACGACCCCGACCTCGGTCTCGCCGCGCTTGGTCTCGACCATGACCTTGTCGCCGACGGCTAGTTCGAGCCCGTGCGGTATCAGGTAGTCATAGGTCTTCTGGTCGTCGCCCTTCTGCCACTTGAACTTGACAGCGGCGACGGCGAGGGCGGGGGTAAGTAAGTCGGTCATCGTACTGCAGCCTTCTGTTCGGTGGTGATTCCAGGGACGTTCGTGCGCCCGGCGTCGAGCGCGCGCTGGGCGAGGGTGCGAAGGGTGTCCTGCATGACGGGGTGCTCGGACATGTAGATCGCGAGCGCCTTCCAGTCGGTGATGTCTTTGACGACCGTCTTCATGGAAACGCTGGCGGCCTTGCCGTAAGAGGCGCGGATAGGAGCGGGCGCAACCTCGACAGGAGCGGGGGCCGGGGCAGGAGCCTCGATCACTTCGGCGTCGGGCGCTGCCTGTCTGGCGGCTTCCTCGGCAGCGCGGCGCTCATCGTCCGCTTTCCGGATTGCGTCCTGTTGGCGCCGATACTTCTCGGTTTCCCATGAGCCGATCGCGTCACGGACCTTGTCGGCGCCTGCTTTGGCCGACTTCACCAGGGGCTGCCATTTCGCATCTACGGCCTTGCCGGCTTCGAGATGCGGTTCCTTCTGCTTCACGCGGATCTTGTCCGCCTGGCCGGACAGCTCGTTCAGCCGGTTCCGAAGCGACAGCGCCTTCGCGGCGGTCTCGTCGTCGGCAATCTTGTCGTAGGCCGCCATGCCTTTAAGGGCGTTTTCAATTTGGTCCTTGATCGTCTCGGCTTCATCCACCGGGGCGGAATTGTCCCCGATGCCGGGTTCCGGCGGCTTCACCTGAGCGGCAACCGTCGCGTCATCGTCAGGCCAGCCCTTACCGTCGATGGCGGCTTCGTAGGCCGCATGGCTAATCGGATGACGGCAGCAAGAGGTCCAGATATCCTCAGCTTTCACTTCGCGTCCGGCGCGGTAGGCCAGCCAAGCGCCGTCCTCTTTCCAGATGGCCACCGGCTCGAACGGCTTGTCCTTGCCGTACCGGACGCGGAAATAGCCCTGCTGCGGGTCGCTGTCATGGACCGGCAGATCCTTGCTGCCAATCTTGGACGGATCCTTGAGGGCGGTCTGCCACCACTTCCAAGGGGCGACGATCTCGAGCGCAAGCGCGCCGATGGACTGCTCAGTCATTCTGCAGCTTCCTGATGTTCGATTGTTTCGAGGGGTTCGACGCGGAAGCCAAGGATGGCTGCCATCTGCCGGAGCGAGCTTTCAATCTCGCGACGGTGGTAGTCCGCCGCGTCCTTGCCCTGGCTCTCACCGCGCCAGTAGGCGGTGTGGGCGTGGTTCGCGATCTCGGTCGCGTGGCCGGAAATGCTGATGAACTTGATATTCTGCATGGTCTTCACTCCGCTGCCATCAGGTGTTGCTGGGACAGGCGGGGAAGGTCGAAGCCGGGCCGGCGGTACTCGACAACATCGGCATCAAGTTCATTGGCCAGCTCGACGGCCTCGGCTTCATCAGTGAAGTCGTCGGCGAGCGTGCGGCCCTGAAGGTCTTCGATGCGGTAGCGGGTTACGAATGCCATTGCGGATCCCCATCCTGAAACTTCGCGGGCACTCGGTACTGAGCCCGCTGGCGCCTTCGGTTTCGCTGCTTCCTTGCGGGGCTCATTCCGTCGGCTGATGAGGAGAACATCGCACCCAACACGATGCGTGTCAACATAAAACATGTCGACCACGCAAATAAACAACACGAAATGTGTTGATCATGTTGACCAGTGCGCATAAAAGAAAAGCGCCGGCGGGATGATCCGACCGGCGCTGACAGATGCTATTGCTGTACCGACTGGATAACAAAACTGGTTACAGTTTGCAATCGGAATAGACGCTGTCAGGTGCTGAAAGGCGCAAAATCTTGGGTCTGCGCGGAGGTTCCCGCCAAGATGATGTGCTCAGAGGTGCAAGGGCAGCGGTCTTTCGGGTTTGTCCCGCGCCGCCGATCATTCCGGCAAATCAATCCCACGCGGTGACGTCTCCCAGGCTGAGGCGGAAATCACGGCGGGTCTATTCTTCAACCGCTCGAATGCTGACATAAGCTGAGAGGTAACCAGAGCAAACAAACCCAGCCCGCGCCGACGCTCGCAGCGAAAGCCGGGACACCTGATGAGGGGCTACGCCAGGCTGGTTTTCTCGACGCCGTCACCCGGCTTCGGTTCTTCGGTCCAGTAGCGGGGCAGGGGCTGACCACCTCCCGCAAGGGAAACGGTACTCTGGCTATACCGTGATTGAAAATGTCCTGCCCGGTTCGCAGCCCAGTGATGGGGGCAGTAAGCGAAGGGGGAAGGTATGCCTTTGAAAGAATCATTGACGGAAGTTCTCATTACGATAACTTCCATCATGCAGCTCTTGCTTGGTGAAATGGCCCCTGGGCCTTCCTTAGATAGCCAAGATCGCCGGTTTGGCGGGCTGCGCCTTTCAATAGTGGTGCGTGGATCCCTTCTTCCACAGATCATACTGGTAGGTGATGCGGTCCTTGATCATGTCATACGAGCGCTCATCGTTCCTTTCCCATCGCCGTTGGATCGCCCAAGCGCAATAGTCGGCGATCTGAAGCCAGTAATCGGTTGCCGACGGCCGGAAATCTACGGCCCATCGACCCTGCGTAACGGTCTGCCCCATCACATCTGCTAGGCATTTCGTGAACGACAGCTTTTCCTTCTTGCTCCCTAACGAGGCTGCGGTTACCAGCAGCTTGGTATCACGAGGGATGTACGGGGCGATCCCAAACCTGAAGTGATAAAACCAGGCATACTGGTAGAAGCGAGCCTTATCGCGCCGCACCTGCGGCTGCGCTTTCGATTTCTCGCAAACCGTTACCTGCACCTCGAAGTCGTGCTTGAGCATGGTGGCGAACACTCTGTCGCGAACGGCTTGTTTCTCCACTGTAGCGTGGAAGAAATCTCCTACCTCAGCACCTTCCCAAATCAGCTCCCGCCTCAGTTCGCTTAGGGCCTGAGCCGCGTCCAGTTCCGCTGTTGTCACGGTGCAAAGCATAAAGAACCGGCTGACATTCGGCTCACGGTTGAACGTGAAGCATCCTGCTTCGTCTGCGAATAGGTAGCGTTCGGTCACGGGTTGTGGCTCCCATCGTCCAAGCCGACGGCGCGCATGATGTCGACAACAAATTCGGTAACGGCGCTCATGGTTTAGCCGAAGCGATAGAAAAACGAATCATTTCGGACTCGACTCTGGCCGAGAGTCCTGCTTTTCTTCCGTGAACAGAATGAGAACGACGGGAGATCGACATGGCGAAAAAGCCAGAGATCAAGTTAAGCGTAATGCCGTCTGACAAGGAGGAGTGGGTGCTCGACGGAGGCGTAAACGTCTCCCGACGCTTCGACTTCCAATCCATCGACCGCCGCCCTTCCAAGCTACTTCCTCGCGATATGGCCACATACCCGGCCGATAATCGTAAGCCTCTCTAGATCGACCGTGAACCGCTGCAGATTGGTGTTATCCGAAATAATGATAACCTGCGGCGGGTCACTGAACGGGATGCGCTGCAGGCGCTTGATCTGCGGTTCGGTGTGCCCATCGCTGATCGCATAGACGGTGTCGGTAGACATCGAACCTTGGGCGAGATCGATCAACACGCGGTCGCCAGGCATGTAAGTCGGCTGCATCGAATCGCCGATTACCTCCATGACCAGCGTTTGCCGCGGTGAAGCCTTCGCCTCGTTCCGGAGGTAATCCTCGGGGATCAGCCACTCGGCAATCACGGCATGCCCGCTGACCGCGCCAGGCCCGACCGGGAGATTGATCGTGTCGCCGACGACGCCCATCCCCGCGCCAAGCTTCACGTCGATCTCGGGCAGGGCGCCATCGATCGCCGGCCGCCAGTGCTCTCGGCTGTATGAAGCTTGTTCGCTCACATAGTCCTGGTCCGGCTCATCCGGATCAAAGGACGCTATCAGCGGCGCCGAGCCGCGTTGGACTTTCTTCGGGCCATCACCAGTCAGAAGGTAAGCCGCAGACGTGCCGAACTTGCGGGCATATTTCTCCGCAATGTCCGGCCCGAACTCATTCTGCCCGTTCTCGTGAGCCCGGTAAGATGAGGCGCTTACGCCAAGCGCTTCAGCAGCTTTCGATGCCGATGAGAAATTCGCAGCTTCGCGAGCTGCTCTGAGTCGTTCGCCCATAGTTTTCATGGCGCAAACACTTTCAGATTGCTCAACACAAATCATGTTGACATATCGACACGAAGGGTGTCAAAAATAGCGACATGAACACGATCAGCGACATATTCGATGTTTTCGGCGGTAACGCCGCAGTTGCTCGGATCCTCGGGGTAGGCGCCTCGACGGCCTCCGAAATGAAGCGCCGCGAGAGCATCCCGGTGGAATACTGGCCGGCACTCGTCGACGAAGCAAAGAAGGCCGGGCGGGACGATGTCACGCTCGAGAGTATCGCGATCGTCATGGCGGAGGCCGGCGCCCGTCGCCGGACCGCCAAGGTACCGGCAGGAGCAGCAGCATGACTGCCGCCTCTGTCCTCTCCGACGCGCTGGCGCTGATCAGCGCTCCCAGCAAGGGGGCGAAGGACGCTGTGGCGATCGACGACCGCGGGAACGAGGTCAAGCCAGTCAGCGATCGTGCCAGGCGCTTCGACATGATCGGCGCGATCCAGCGGGTTCCGTCGTCTCCGGACGACTACGGCGCGGCGATCCGCATTCTGCGGGCGCAGTGCGGCAAGCAACCCATTTTCGAATTTAACGACGGCCATGGTCACAAGGCGGTGCTCACGCTGATGCGCCGCGCGATCCGGGCTGCCGAGGGAGTTGCAGCATGAGCGTTGCTTCTGTTAAATTTTACGTCGGCCTTCACCAGCCTGCAGACGCCCAGCACTTCGATCTGGCCTGCATCAGCATCAACCGGCTGCGCGGACGCAGGAAGGCCGTGGATTGCGGCGACGTCCTCGTCGATAGCGGCGCCTTCACCGAACTCGCCCAGCACGGCCGGTATCGTCACACGGTCGAGGAATACGCCGCCGAGGTCGACCGCCTTCACGATGCTGGCGTGGTCAACATTTCTGCTGCCGTTGCTCAAGACTACATGTGCGAAACGTGGATGCTGGAAAAGACCGGCCTCACGATCGCCGATCACCAGCGGCTGACGATCGATCGTTACGACGCGCTGCTCGGCTGCGAACTCCCGGTGCCGGTCATGCCGGTGCTCCAGGGCTTCGCGCCGACCGACTACGTCACCCATGTTGGCCAATACGGCGACCGGCTCAAGTTCGGCATGTGGGTCGGTGTCGGCTCCGTATGCAAGCGCCAGGGTGACCCGCGCGCGATCATAGCTGTGCTGCAGGCAATCCGTTCGGTTCGCCCCGATCTTCGGTTGCATGGGTTCGGGGTCAAGAAAACAAGCCTGCTGCATCCCGGCGTCCGGGAATACCTCTACAGCGCCGACAGCATGGCGTGGAGCTTCGCAGCTCGGAAGCAGGGCCGGAGCGCCAACGATTGGCAGGAAGCGGCTCGGTTCGCTGAAGTCGTCAATCATGCGGCTTCGTCTTCTTTCCAGCCGTGGCAGATGGAGATGTTCGCATGAGCTGGAACCACGACATCACCAGCGCCCCGCGCGACCAGCGCCTCTGGATGGCCTCCGAGTGCGGGAAGGTCATCCCAACGACCTGGGACAAGAAGCGCGAGCAGTGGGCCGGCTTCGCAACGAACGGCAAGCCGCCGATTGCCTGGCAGCCGCACGTCGTCCCGGAGCATCCCGGCAACGCGGTCATCGTTCACCGGCATAGCGAGATAAATCTCCCGATCATCGAAGACGTGGGGTCAGGCGCATGAGCAACCTTGAGCGCATCCAGAAAATTATCGTCGACCATTTCGGGCTCAGCGTGTCCATCGTCACCGAACAGGCTTTGTTGCGAAACGACCTGATGCTCGACAGCCTCGACGACGTCGAGCTTGAGCTCGCTCTTCAGGATGAGTTCCTGATCGGCGTTGAGACTGGTTCTTCCGATGACTGGCTGACTGTCGGTGACATCGTCGCATTCGTGAATAGGGCTGTGGCCGATCGCGAGCTGGAAGGCGGTGCGGCATGACCCTCCAGCGCGAACCAATTGGTCGAGATTGGCTTGCTGAACTCCGCAACAAGTTCGTGGATGAATTCCCAGCACCTGCATTTTCATCCTCCATCATCACCGAAGACGGAACTGCCATAATCGTCGATCCCGATGTCGGCGCGGTCTCCGCTCCCAACCGAGAAGCCGCCGAAGCGGAAATCCGCCGGCGGAAGGGAAGGGCATCATGATCACGGTCCGCTGCCCGCACTGCGAGAAGAAGTTCACGGCTGGGGCGCGTGAGCCGCATGTATCCGGCGTGACCCGCCACCAACGAGATCTGCTCGAGTTCATCATTTCCTACACTGCCGAAAACAACGGAGTGCCGCCTACCATCCGCGAGATGCGCGACTGGTCCGGCCTGGCATCCATGAGCGGCGTCTATCGCCTTGTCTCGGCTCTTGAGGAGCGCGGGCTCATCCGCCGTCTTCCGAACCGGGCTCGTTCAATCGTCGTCGTAGGAGCCTTGGCATGATCTACGTCTGCGCCTTCATCGCGTGGTTCCTCATCTCGGTACCGCTCGGCATGCTTGCCGGCGGGTTCGCTGCGGATGACCCTGGCATCACGAAATCCATCTCAAAACTGAAGAGCAAGGCGCGCCTCATCTTGGCGGGTGCTGTCCGCGCCGCTCTCTCCATCGTTCAGTCTCCGTCTACGGGCGGGCGCTGATCTCAACTCCTTCATGATCCTCCGCGCTTCCGACAGGGGCAAAGCTATCAGGAGCGCGGACCATGAAGTGGCAAGAAACTCACCATTTGGCGGCAACAAACGAAGCAGAGGCGAAAGCGACAATGTCAGCAGTAGACGCATTCAGCCCGGAAGAAGCTCAGCTTTTCGCTGAGAAGATGTTCAGGCGCAGGTGCGAGGGCTGGGGTGATGAAACTCAGGCACTCGATGAGGTTTCGGGGTGGTGCGGCATGTCTCCCCGAAGCTTCAAGCGGCTCATGAAGGGCGAGTTCAAGGACTTCGGTCTCCGGTCATATCGACGGGTCCGGGGTGCCTTCCTCGATTTCAATCTCCGCCTCATCCACCAGCTTCAAAACGAGGTCAAGGCAGTAGAGGAGGCCCACGGACATGCTCCTGTGGCGGATATTGCAGCAAAGCTGGAGGCTCTGGAAGCTGAAGCGCGAGCTGCGAAGGCAAGGATCAAAACCCATCCCAAACCAGCAAACCAGAGGTGAATGCGATGGCGACGGCCGGCAGTAATACCAAGCTCACAGACGCGGAACGGCAGAAGCTTTTCGCCTACCATTTCCGCAGGGAACTGGCGGCGGAAACCAAGCGACGGGAAGCGGCTGCCGAGAAGACGGCGAACCGTAAGGTCGCCAAGGCTGCCGACCCGACCTTCTCTGGTCAGAAGTTCGACCACTACCTCAAGGCCCACTTCGGCGAAGACGACCAGAAGCCGGTCGATCGCCTGAAGTCGGACCGCGAAAACCTCGAATGGCTCGGGCTCATCCCGACGACCAGCGGCGGGGATCTCCTCGCCCAGGTCGATCGCGTTGACCGCGAGCAGCTGATCCAGGCCAAGGGTTACAAGGCAGGACTGCTGAACCTCGATCGCCGGTCCGGCTACGACGCCGGCAGCTCCGACGACAAGCTCTGGCTGGCCTCCTACGACGCTGGCAAGACCGAATACGAGACTGAGATCCCCGACATCATGGCGCGCATCGAGGCGTCGGCTTCCAAGGAAGAACCGCCTTCGGAAGACGACCCTTTCGCGACCACGGGCGACACCGCCCACTGAGTTCCTCCAGGCGGCCATCCTCCTCCCGGCCGCCCAACTAGACGCGCGAATGCGTCACTCTTTTTTCCGGTGAAGCAATGAACGTAGCTCCTCGCATTCAATCATTCTGCTGCCCGACATGCGGTGGCTTTATCGGAGAGGCGGCTCCTATAGAGGCCGTCATCGACGCCCAGACGTCGCCGGTAAGCAAAGCTATTCTCACAGCGCTCTCCAGTCCTATCGGCAAGCATATGACGCGGGATGATATCGTTTCCGCGGTATGGCCGCGCCGTAAGCCAGACGATCCGGCGAACAACTTCCGTGTCACGCTCTATTCCCTCAGGAAACGCCTCACGCCGGTCGGCTGGTCGATCGTTTGCGAGCGCAGTCGTGGCTTGTCGGATGAGATCGGCTCTTTCTACCGCCTCATCCCGACGGAGGCGCGCCAATGATCATCATGGGCCTCGACCTTGCAACCCGATCCGGCTGGGCTGTCCGCGACAGCGAGCGCCACCGCTCCTCCATCCAGTGCGGCACCTTCACCGTGAAGGAATACGAGTGGGAGGAGAAATACGCGATCGCCGCGAACCTCTTCTATCGCCTCATGAAGGATCACAAGCCCGACTTCGTCGCGATCGAGCGGCCGGAGCATGGCGTTCGGCAGTTTGCCAAGAAGGGAAAGCCGGACCTGACCGGAGAAGAGCGCAACGTGATGACGATCAATCCGGCCGCGCTGCAGCTCACCGGTATCGCCGGCTCAATCATCGGCATCTGCATGATGATGCGCGTTCCCTACGGCACCATCGCCGCCACGTCCTGGCGCCCTGTCTATTACGGCAAGGGCGTAAAACCCGCCCAGGGCAGCGATTGGAAGAAAATGGCGATCGAGGCCTGTGATCGCGAGAGCATCAAGCTTCCCGGCAACAAGGAAGAGCAGAAGGACGCGGCCGAAGCCGTGGGCGTCTGCACGTGCTGGCACAAGTGCGACGTCCCTCAGATCGAATGGATGCAGCGCAAGTTCATGGATCTGCGCACCGGCGCCCACAAGGCCAAGCAGCAGCAGGCGCAGGCCGGGCAGGTGGCGGCATGATCTCAATCAACCACAACCAGCCCAGCTTCCTTGGCGGCCGCGATGAAAGCATCACGAGCTTCGTCCGGCTCGGCTCGACCATCGAGAACAAGCATGAACATCCGCAGGGCTTCGTGAAAATGCTCCCCGTCGGCGACGGGCCAGCTTTCGAGCAAGTAATCCGCCGCGTCTCGCGTGCAGAAGATCAGATCATGGTCGCCCGGACGACCGTGAATCTCAACCGAAACTGGAACGGCCCAATCAACATCGGACATCAAAACCCCTCAGCTTCATGCGGCAACGTCGATATGGGCTTCTCTCGCCGCCGCAATGAAGGCCCGGCGAACATCGTCCGGCTCGGCATCATCGTTAAACGACTTCAGGCATGCGAGAGTTGCGCGGGACATCGCAGGGCTATTCTCGACCGGCCACTCCGTGGCGAGCACCTTGATGGCGTCGTGGGCATCTCTTACGACCCGGTACCGACCGTCGCCAGCGAGCCTGAATTTCACGGGGCTGAAGCCCATTCTTCTTCGGGTGGTCATAACGCAGTACCTCACGCGAATCACCCGACTCAACGAATCACTTTGGGACTCGTTCCGGTTGAGGTCTCGGCATGAACCAGCTCGTCACACAGCGCACCGTCATGGACCTCGTCGAAGAGTATGACGAGAAGAATGCCGCGATCGACGAGGCGATCGCCGAGTTTGAGGCGTCATTCACCAAGCTGGAGATGTCGGCCAGCATCCAGGGCAAGTTCGTCGGCTCGGTAACCCGCCACCGGCCGCACGTCCATGCTTCGGAGCTTCGTAAGAACCTGTTGAAGTCAGGCTGGAAAGCTATTTACGACCGGTTGCAAATCGATCTGATAGCGAGCGCGAAGGACAAGAAGCTCTTTGAGCGCACGCTTGAAGACCCGCCAGAACTGACTTTCGACAATGCGAAAGCGACATTCGGCGACTATCTGATGCGGCCCCGATACCACATCCTACGCGGATTGGCCGAGGTGTTCGCGGATCTCGACCCCGCTTACAAATCTCATTCGAAGGTGAAGATCGGAGTGAAGGGGCTGCCGAAGCGCGTCATCCTGAACTCATGGGGTACATATTCCGGTACCTACGGCAAAAACAAGTTCAACGACATCGTCAACGCTCTAGGAGCCTACCAAGGCAAGCCGCTTATGGCCTGGGATGAGTTCCAAGCCATTGATGCAGCCCATACGGCAGGTGAGGACGCTGTTCTCGACGGCCGCACGATCGCATGGAAGAAACGTTACCGCGAAGGCGAATATCAGACGCTTGATCGAGGTCTGACAGTCCGCAAATTCTCTAATGGCAACGCTCATGTGTTCTTTAGCCCCGAAGCTCTACTCGACATCAACAGAGCCTTGGCGGAGTTCTATGGCGAGGTTCTTCCCGATGCTGAAGAAGAGGACGCCAAGAAGCGGCCAGGCACTGAAATCTCAAAGGACCTGCAGTTCTATTGGTCGCCAGCGGCGGTAATTGAAAAGGCGCTGGACGAAGCCGGAATCTACCGGCGTGCTGCCTACTCTCGTTCGGATCCGCCGGTCTATCGCGTCCTAGAGCCTTCGTGCGGAGATGGCCGGATCATGGACGAGCTTCGCGCCCGAGGCTGCCGGCCGTTTGGCATTGAATACCATCCCGGCCGCGCAGCAGAAAGCCGCGCCAAAGGCCACCATGTCCTGACCGGAAATTTCCTTGAGCAGCCGCCGCGTGAAGACTTCGACTTTGTGGTGATGAACCCGCCGTTTTACGGCCGGCACTACGTCAAGCACGTTCGGCACGCGCTGAAATTCCTCAAGCCGGGCGGCACGCTCGTTTCGATCCTGCCCGCCACCGCTCATTACGATCATCAGGAGCTTGAGGGGCAATGGACCGACCTTCCCGTCGGGAGCTTCTCCGAGGCAGGCACCAACGTGCCAACGGGCATCCTGAAGATCCGGAGGGCAGCATGAGGCTCTTCCAAGATCTGTGGCCCTTCGGCGATCTCCAGCCGCACAGCTTCGATTTCATCATGGCCGATCCGGCGTGGACCTATCGCATGTACTCGGAAGCGGGCGAGGGGAAGTCACCGCAGGCTCAATACCGGACAATGACGATTGACGAGATCAAGCGGCTGCCGGTCCTCGACCTTGCTGCGGCCGACACGCTCCTTTGGCTGTGGGCAGTCAACCCGATGTTGCCGCAGGCGCTCGAGGTGATGCGGGCATGGGGATTCGAGTTCAAGACGGCGGGCACCTGGTTGAAGACAACCAAGCACGGCAAGATCAATTTCGGGACCGGCTACATCCTGCGAGGCTCCAACGAGCCCTTCCTGATCGGCACCCGCGGTAGCCCTCGCACTGCGAAGAATGTCCGGTCTGGGTTCACCGGGCTCATCCGCGATCACTCTCGCAAGCCAGAAGAGGCCTATGCGGCGGCCGAGCGTCTTATGCCGCGCGCAAACCGTCTCGACCTCTTCAGCCGGACTGACCGCAAGGGCTGGACCGCGTGGGGCGATGAGGCAGGAAAATTCGGGGAGGCACCATGAAGGGGATTTGTCGCAACGAAGTGAGGGCAGTTTCACCCATCACGCCACGATGGATCGGAGGAACCGGGGTGAAACTACGTCCAAAGAGGTTGGGTATCGGCCTCCAGGAGCATTACCTTGTGGGAGTCAGCCAGCAACTGGATAGTCGCGCTAATCTTGTGGATCTCACGCCAGTCCTGCTGGAACTTGAGATGCTTCCCGTCTGCCTTAAAGGCGACAAGCCGGATCTCGGCGGCCTGAGGTGGCTCACTGCGGTTTTCCCAACCTCTTACTACAAACGGTCTCACGCCGAGGTCAATCAGATCCGTGGGTCGGACGACGTCACCTACCACGAGCCTATTCGGCATGATGATAACGTCGACGTTTTTGACATCCAGAGACCTAACGACGATCGACCGCCTATTCCAGTTGACGATCCTCACCACAAGTTCAGAACTGTCGGCAAGATGCTCGATAGCGTCCATGGTGGGCATGGCATCGCCAACGGTGAATGCCGTCTGGAGTTGTTGAGCTCGAAGTTGAAGTATGAGCGGGACTGCTGCGATAGCCGCGATCACAGCCCCAAACCATCCGCTAGTCGCCTCCAGCCAATCGCGAAGATTGCACTCGCTCCCACACCAATCCCATCCCTGCCATTCAATGAAGTCAGGGAGGAAGCGCATGATAAAAACGAAAGCACCCAGTGCGAGCACAGTCATTATCACAGTACAATAGCTTCGGTCGCTCAGCACACATTGCCTCCTTGGGTTGCGCCAGAGGTAGCATTTGGAGCTGGTGCGAAATTGGCGGGTGCACAATGAGCATCAACCCGTACCGCGAGAATTTCGACCGGATCACAGAAGACGATGCTTTCCAGGCTACAGAGTTGCTGCTCGCCTGCATCTTCAACGACAACTCGCTGCTGATCGAATGCGGACTTGAGCCGGATGACTTCGGCGAGGGCGTCCACCAGATCGCGTTCCGCGAGGCGCTGGCACTTCATGAGGGCGGGCAGCACGTCAACGCTGTATCGCTCAAGCCATTCATGCCCAAGCTGGTGAGCTCCAACCGGTTCGGCGACGTGACCCCGGCAAAATACCTCTCTAACCTCATGATGCTGGGCGCCGACCCTATGGTCCGCCGGAACATCGCCGGCGCCATTGAGGTGATCAAGAGCGTGTCACTCGGTCGACAGCTTGCCCGGGAAGCCCAAATCGCGGGAGAGATTGCGGCCGAGGGCCACACCTTGCTGACGCTTGCGGATGAGATCGAGCACATGGAGCAGCGCCTCAAGGACCTCAAGGCCCGCTTCCGCGAGACAACCTCGATCGCATCGCCGGGCGCCTCCTACCTCACCATGTTCGAGGCATCTGCAAAACGCGACGGCGTCCTCGGCGTGCCGATCGGCCTGCCGGAGATTGCCAAGGTGCTTTCGGAGCCCGTGTTCGAGGCCGGCAACCTTTACGGCCTGCTGTCGTCGTCAGGCGAAGGAAAGTCTAGCCTCACGATGCAGCTCATCTATCACGCGGTGAGCCACGGGCACCCGACGCTGTTCCTCTCCTATGACCAGTCCGCCGCCCAATGCGTGCGCCAGATGATCGCCCAGGTTCACGAGATCAGCGTGCGGCAGCAGCGGGAGCCATCCCGCCTCATGACCGACTACGAGCGCGACAAGTGCGTTCTGTTCGCCACCGAGATCAACAGCAAGCCATTCGACATCATCCGCTGCCAGCGGGAAGGGGTGGACAAGCTCGTCGCCTATGCCCGCCGCTTCATCAAGAAGCGCGCCAACGGCAAGACGCCGTTCATCGTCATCGATCACATCGGGAAGGTGAAGCCGAAGAACGACAAGCTCTCGGCTGACAGGATTTCGGGCGAAGTGACGGTCGAGCTCAAGGCGCTGGCCGACGAGATCGGTGCCTCGGTGCTCATCCTCAACCAACGAAACGGCGAGAGCGGCCGCCGGCAGAACCCGCGGCCGATCGCCAAGGACCTTTACGGAGGCGAGGGGGCCAAGGCCGATTACGACGCCATCATGACCCTCTACCGGCCTGAGAAATACAAGAAGGAGATGGAGAAGGTCGCCGCCACCGCCCAGGACTGGAAGGTGATCAACACCGTGTTCGGATCCGAAATCGAGGGTATCGCCGAGATCGCGTCGATCAAGGTCCGCTTCGGCGACCCTTCGATCGTCGAGACTGTGAAATTCGAGGCTGAATACACGCGGTATGTCTCGCAGAAGCCAAAGCGCCAGCAGGAGGAGATGTTTTGAATGTGGCTCTACGTCCCGAACACCTCAACATCCTCTCCATCTGCACCGGCGGCGGAGGCCTCGATCTCGGCGTCGAGCTGGCAGTTCGAAGCGCTCGAACAGTCTGCATGGTCGAGAGGGAAGCCTTCGCGGTCGCGCAACTGGTATCAGCTATGGAAGCGGGCCTCTTGGCTCCAGCGCCTATATGGAGCGATGCCCGAACCTTCAACGGCAGAGCGTGGCGTGGCGCAGTGGACGGGCTCATTGGTGGCATCCCGTGCCAGCCTCACAGTCTTGCCGGCCGAAAGCAAGGAAGCCACGACGCCCGCGACCTCTGGTCCACGACCCGCCGCATCATCGTCCAGTCCAGAGCGTGGTTCGTCGTCATCGAGAACGTCGGCGGCATGCTCGCGGCGGGGGCTGACGAAATCGCTGGCGCGCAGCGCGTATTCCGAGACCTTCACAAGCTTGGTTTCGAGGTTGAGGGAGGATTGTTCACTGCGACGGAAGTCGGGGACACTCAAGGACGCCAGAGGATCTTCATCCTCGCAGTGGCCAGCACCTGCGGCGCGGGATTGGAAGGGCTCGAACTCAGCCGAGCATTTGCAGAAGGGCGTCGGGCGACTTCATTTGGATCAGCTGCCGAACTTCGTCCAGTTCCTATGGCGCGCGCCCCAAGCGATGGATGCCGAGAGGGGATCAAATGGAACATGGCAGCCGAAGCCAAAGGCAGGACAGCACTCGCTGAGGCATCAGGTGGAGACCTACCCATTTTCCCGCCAGGACCTGGAAGTAGTGACGAATGGTGGGCCGTTATTGGACGAGCGCCGGAGCTTGAACCCTCTTTTCGTCGAATGGCTGATGGGATGGCCTCCCGGCTGGACATTGCTCGCGTGGACCGACTTCGCATGCTCGGAAACGGAGTTGTCCCGCTTCAAGCAGCGTATGCGCTCCGCACTCTTGTCACTCGGCTTGCCGCGCGAGGCTCCGCCGGCGCAGCTCGCCTTGTTCGGTTGATGGAAGGAATTGAAGCATGAACGAGTTTGCCGGATTCGCCACACCGAGAGGCGGCGGCTGGTGGGCCATGACCCGCTTTGCCCGCGATGCCAAGCCTAAGCCTCTTATGGGTGAGGGCGGCGCGCCGATCATCTTCGAGGACGAGCTCGGAGCCACCAAGGCTGCCCTGCAGCATGTTCTCGCCTATTTCAACGGCCATCTCGTCTGCTCTGGCGAGATAGCCGGCGGCACCACCATCAAGCAGGCGAAGTTCGCGACCGCCGAACGGAAGCTGTTCAAGCAGGAAGGCCGCGCAGCATGACAGCCCACGTCCAGCAATCCACATACGAAGACCGCGTCATCTCTCGCGCCAAGGCCGCGAGAGCCGCATGCTACGGCAAGGCGAAGGTGGTGAACATCGCCCCGACTCTGCGCCTGCCTGCGGACGAACCACACGAGCTCGACGAGGGGAGAACCTTCCTCACGCCGGTTGACTTCATCCGCTCCCGCTGCGCCTTGCGCTCTATCACCTTCGAGCAGATCACAGTGCACGACCGGGCGGCCGCGATCGTGTCGGTCCGGAACCTGATCATCCGCGAGACCAACCGCCGCTATCCCGACATGTCGATCGCGCAGCTGGCGAAATACTTCCGGCGCAATCACGCCACGATCCTGCACGCGCTCGGCCGCATCCCTGAAAAGGCGAAGCGCGTGCTGCATTCTGCCGACCGGGACCGCATCGCGCGGGATCTTTATGACCAGGGCTTATCGATCGCTGAAATCGCCCGGCAATTGGGCGTGGTCGAAAGCACCGTGAGGGGCATCAGGAAGAGGCATGGGTGGGAGGCGAGGGGCGAATGAATGCATGGAACCCAACCAGCACCTCGTCAGTATGGAATCATATCTCAACGTTAGATGAGGTTCCTTCCATGACCACCTGCCCACTCACCCCCAGACAACTCGAATGCGTCAAGCTGTCCGCTGACGGCTACACGATGAAGAACATCGCTTATGCGCTCGGGCTGTCGTTCCATACCGTCAACGCCTACCTCCGGCGCGCCAAGGACCTGGTTGGTGTCGGCACTGAAACGGCGCTTGTGGCGGCTGCGCTGCGGAGAGGATGGATAACGTGAGCAAAGGGAAGCTCGACGCATTGCTCGACGGTCTCGGCATCAAGTTGGTGCCGGTCTACCGCCGGCGTGCGGCCGCGCAGAGCCATGCTCGAGGAACGATGCACGAGATCCGCAACCAGTACGGCGACGGTCACCTCGTGATGACGCTGCGCTGCATCCGCCAGACAAAGAACAATCGCGACGAGCTGTGGAGCGAGACGATCGGGGCGATATCCGATATCCTCATCCAGCGCCCGGATTGGGCCATAGATCGCGCTGGAGAGGTTCTGGACGCATTCGACACCATTCCCCTCGGCGTTCTTCGAGGCAAAGCAGTGGCCCGCCGTCCTTGGCCTGTGCGGGCCACACTCCGAACCCTGATCTACCAATGCCTGGAGGCTACCCTTGATGAACCAGAACATCGCCTTGCGGTTTGACGACCTTTCCGAAGAGGCCGCAGTTGTTGCCGACGTGTCGATGATCGTGAAGGCACGGTTTGTCGAAGCGGCGGACACGCTGCGGCATATCGACGTCAAGGGGGTTCGTCCGGCAGCTCTCAAGGCTTTCTGGCCGGAGCATGCCCTTGAATACAATGAGATCCGTGTTCGGTACCGGCCGGACGCGGCGGCGATATCCCGAGCTGAGGAAGTTATGTACGGCTGGCTCCTGCAACACGTGCGCGACGACGAGCGCCGCATCTTGCTCGGCAAGTGGTCCATGTGCCTGGCTGCCCCTGATATCGCTGGCTCATTCCGAGAATTCTGCAAGACGACAGGGCGAATTCGTAGGACGGCAGAGCGGAAGCTAGCGGGCGAAATCCAGCACGTTTCCAGCCAATTGATTAAAAATCTTCAATCGTTACATGAGCCGGACTGGTCGAGGGTGTCGCCAATGATGCCGAATTCGACTACTGATTTGCATAAGATGAGAATTCCTCTGGCCAAGCACGATCTTTACGATCTGCCAGCCGAGAGCCGGCCGATAAACGACCCGATCCATCCCGACCGGATCGCATTGATTAAGCGGCTGGAGAAGGCCAATCGCCGTCGGCGCGGGTCAAAGTCTCAAGCTGCGTAGACCATGCGCTTGTCCATTTTACCATGGCGAACCATTGCGATACTGCCCAGGATCCGGGGTAAGGCGCCACTGTCAAAGACGATATTTTCACCGAAAAACTGCTTGGCAGTGGCCTCAATCTCGTCCCCATAAACTCGCACGGGAGGTTCATCAACAAGCATGCCGTCCTCGCCAACGTGAAACGGATGGATCCAGAAAACATTCTCCTCTGCGATGTAGCCCTCTTCAAGGAGCTTCGCGTAGGCCGCGGCCTTGACGTGAATAGGTCGAATGGCGGATGTCCCGGTTTCTAGGTCTTGGTAGGTCCGGAATGGAACCCCCATTCTCTCGGCCATAGCTGCTTGCGTGAGGCCGAGTTCCTTCCTCATGGCCAATAGTGGATTGTCGGTCATTGAAGGTCTCCGCTAGTTTTGCTACATTCGGGAACCGGAGAGAGTTGCACCTCCCTCCGGCCCCCGGTTACCGGCTAATGGAGATTGTCAGTCTCCATCTTCCGATCCGGACTTGGACGGTGAGCTTGATGCTCATGAGGCCCTCCTAGTCCTACCGAAGCGGGATTGCTTCGGTGATTTCTTTATGCACGAAAACCGTGCCTTCCGCAAGCGGAAAAGCACGAAAACCGTGTAAAAATACGAAAGCCGTCCGACTTATCATCGGGCGGTTTTTTCATTTCAGCAGGCAGGGCAAACGGTAAGCCGCGCGGCTCATAACCGCGAAAGATCCGGTTCAACTCCGGAGCCTGCAACCAATACCAGCCGCGGGACCACATTGGCGCGGTCGTAGCGAGAATGCTGCCCTAATCGGGAAGGCGGACAGACGTTCGCGAAGATCGGGAATGCTCGATCGTTCCTTCCTGCTGTAGGCGACGGCCGCCGAAAATAGCCGTGGTTGGGTAACGGGTCTGGAGAAGTCCTTGTAGCCAGACGCCCGCAAGGGGCCGACTAGGGCGATAATCGTTCGGGAGCGCGTTGCGCGTGAGGCTTCGGCCTCCCCGGCGTCCAAAAGCACCGGGAGCAATATACCCGGAGGGACGTGGAAGCCGTCTCGTCAGCCCCGTCAGCAATGGCGGTGTTTTCTCATTCTGCCGCGATTGAACTTTCCCCAAGGATAGCCTTGAACGCGTGTCTCAGGTTCTCGTAGCGATAAAGCATTTCGGACTTCTCGGCCTTCAGGCGTCGGAGCAAAGCCAGTTCGCGGTCACTCACATCGTTCGCCATAGCGCGTAATCGAAGTTGCCCCTCGATCTCGGCTATCTCTGCCTGATACGCATGTAGTGCTTTCAATACGTTTTGCTGCTGCTTCTCTAGGACGAAGCTCATGGACGTCCTCCTTGCGGGTGCAGTTAACGAATGTATCGCTCCTGCTCGAAATTGGGGCGTTCATTAGCAAGTATGGTTAACGTAGGATAAGCACCCCTGCAGCCTAGGTAGGGCAAATGAAAGCCGGGGTCGCGGTCCTGAGATCAAAGTGTCGTCAACTCTCCGACCTATTGCCATGCAGACCCCGGACGAATGCGCCGCGGATCCCGCACACCCGATAAGGTGAGCCGGCTAAGGCCCGGTTTACCGCTACGGTAAGCTCGCCGAGATCTGATAGACGCCCAAACCGAACAGAACGAGCGATGCAGCGACGCATACCAGCCCACCTCTCACCAGCCAATCTCCCGCAACCCACCCATGCTTGTACTTCGATGGGTTTCTCAGGTGAGAGGAATATTGCTGGTTGCTCAGGTAGGAGAAAACCGACGTCAGGACCGAAGCTCCGGCGCCCCATGCAAAATAGCCCAGGGATCTGGTCGCGGCGACGACGAATTGCGTCTCACCCCAATGGAGATTGTTCTTCCCCATGGTGCTTGCCAGAAATCCGAGAAGTGCGATGCAGGCGCTGCCGTTAAGAAGCAGAAGAGCTTTCAGCCCTTCGGAGGCTGCGTTGACGGATGCCTCTTCGAGCTTGTTCGCGCGTTCACGATTTTCATTCTCAATGTCTTCGGCTCTAGGCACTCATTCCCCCACGGTTGACCCATGCCAGTCATGAAGAACGTACGGCATGAGAAGTTGCGCAAGCCCCCGCAAAAGGGAAGGCTGAGCCATGACAGACGCCGGGTCGGCCGCGGCCCGAGCTTCCGATCCAGAAACGCGCCCCGAATTCTGCCCTGCGTTATATGAGTTGATCTCTAGCGCTTGAGATCAATCGCGCGACTTCATCCAGAACCGGCTTCACTACTTCGGCGTGCCGCATTTCCTGTTCTGGGGGTATTTCCAAATTCTTGAAACGGTCATTCAGCCGGGTTTCAATACCGTCCAGGATGGGAAGCGCCTTAACCCCTAGGCACTGGATTAGGGCAGAAAGTGCCTCTTCAGCAACTGCCACCGCTCCATCGTGGGAACTGCTGAGGTGCTGCATACGTCGTGATTGATCGTCCATCAGATCTCCTGGAGTTACCAGATCGGGTCGAGTAGGCCGCCCTCGATTTTAGCGCTCGATGACAACACAACGAGACGGGTTTGCTGCAACCCTTGTGCATCCAGCCATCGCTTTTGCATCCGCTGCCTCCTGGGTTTTCGCAAAAGCAGTCCAACCGCAGCCTCTCATTCCAGTCTCGGTGAAGGCAGGCCCTTTCGCAAATGCAATATATCCGTATCCGGTGTATTTCTGTCTATCGTTTCTAAACTTCGCAAGGGCAGCCGTGCATGCGTAAAGCGTATTGCGATCGTTCAATTTGAACGGTCTGTTGTTCTCCTCGTATGACTGGCAGGACGCCAGGCCCAAGGTCAGCAGCGCCATAGTAATTTTAGATATAGCGCGCAAAACATCCCTCATTGTTGCCGCCAGCGAAGATAGTTGGGGACGGGTAGCTTAGCAACGTCAGTGAATCGGTTTGGTATCCGCGCCTCAGATAAGGTGAGCCGGGCTAAGGCCCGGTTTGCCAGATTGAACACTGGCCCGAACTGAATTCGGTAAAAGGTACCCAGCCGAAGAACCTTTCAGGAGTGCGCTGGGCCAAGCAGCACGTCGCGGCCTGCCAGTTCTTGAAAATTTATATCGCGAAATGCTCGGGTCTCACCGACTGGTAGGAATGGTTTTGCCTACGTCGCAACAACTTTGCATGCTGAGCATGATATTTCAGTGTGTTGGCGGAATTCGGATTCCTTCGAGCAGAAGAAGCCCGGGGTCAGGCTGTCAACTGAGAACTCAGGGCCGCTCCAGCGGGAATCCTCTTCTGAGCATTTGGCCTCGCCAGTGGCCCCGCAATTCGGGCAGGTCAGTTTCAACGTAAATCGCTCTCGTGCACCCACACCACCCTCCCAAGGTTAGCCCATGCCAGTCCTGAAGAACGCACGGCATCGGACCGGCGTCAATGCCTAAGCTCAAGACCATCCGCCCCCTCGTCTCCACCATCAAGCCCCTAGTCGGCAGGATGCAGGGAGAGAAGGCACGGGACCAGCACCGCCGCAGCACTCAGCCTTGGCGCGCCTGGTACAAGACGGAACGGTGGGAACGGCTGAGGCGCCAAGCGTTCGAGCGGGACCTCTACACCTGCCAGCGAAGCGGAGAGATGTGTGCGGGCACCGGCAACGATCCGAACGCACCAATCGCCAACCACAAGACCCCACACCACGGTGACCCGGCCCTCTTCTGGGACATCAACAACATCGAGACGGTAACCAAGCGCATCCATGACAGTCTCATCCAGGCTGAGGAGCGCAAGTCAGCCTTGGAAGGGTGACAGCAGTATGAGCTACCGGCCTCGCACCGTCATCGCCGCATGCCCTTGTGGTGCCGACCCTCAAGTCAAGTTCCGCAGATTGTTCAGCAACGATGTCAGGCTCGAATGCAAGTGCGGCGTAGCTGGTCAGTGGAACCCTTACAGCGGTCGAGGCGACCCGTGGCATGATGCGGCAGTGGGGTGGACAAAGGTGTTCCCGACCCCGCCGATGCGTCGCCCACCCCCTCCGAGACGGTGACCCTGGGGGGGCATGTCGACCTAAAGACCCCTTCGGCGGCCGGACCCGCGTCCCCCCCATCGTCATAATTTTTTCTGCCAACCCGAAATTTCGAGGGTGAAACATCACCATGACCGAAAAATCGAAGACCTCCGGCAAGCGCGGGAGGCCGGAGTATCGCCCGTCTCTCGAAGACCGCCAGATGGTCGAGCAGATGAAGTTCTGCGGAGAATCCGACAATACGATCGCCCGGGCGCTCGGCATCGATCCCGACACCATGCGCAAGCACTTCGGGGACGAGCTCGCTGACGGCCATGCGCAGCGGCGCAAGGAAGTGATCGGCATGCTTTTCGGTGCGGCACGAGGCGGGAACGTCGCGGCCATCAAGAAGCTCGAGGAGATGGGCAGAGCGGCTGGCGCTCAGGAAGCGGTGAAAGGCCGTGAGGCTCGCGCTCCAAAGCTCGGCAAGAAGGAAGAGCAGAAGGCATCGGCCAAGGCGGTCGGCGGCAAGTTCGCTCCTCCGAGCCCGCCTCAGTTGGTCGTGAATAACAGCTGATGCAGTGGTCGACGGCCTGCCTCGACTGGCGCGAGCGGATTGTTGGGCGCCGCTCGCTGATACCGCTTGCCCCGCTGTTTCCAGATGAAGCGGAGGCGGCGCTCGAA